GGTTAACCCCGGGGATCATTAGATAGTTGTACATACGTGATTATGGCCGTTCAACTACTTAGCGAGTTGAACGATTCCAAATCATGGTGTTATGATTTCATTTTACTAACAAAATCAGAACGACGGTGTCCTAGGATAGGAATCCGTGCCTCGTTGCACATGTACTTGTGCAAAAAGGAATGTCATTGTGTGGAGCTTGTATGCTCCTATGTATATTATATGTTATTTGTTTCTGTAATAGTCAATATAAAAAGAATTTGTGTTAAAAACAGTCGGTTGTCCCGACTTATATGTTTAAAAACTTTGACTATTGTTGCTGGAATTTACTGTAGAAGTGACCAGACTTTATTAACTCGTAGACTTTGTCGACGTAATATTAAGATCCTGGTTCTGTATGGCTTGAAAACAGCACACGATAATGTGTGTCTTTGCATACCCTCTAGGAGAGTGCTACAGTGGAATTAGGCTGATGGAGCCTCAAAGGAATATGTGATGCGCAGGGCGCATATTCGCCGTACGATAACAGAGTACGGAAGGTGTAGGAACCTTGCGATGTTCGAGAGCATGATCTCGCGGTGGAAATGACGACAATCAACCAGTCCCACATTCTTTATGTGGCATCTTCCTATTTTAGTTAGGAAGCGAGCGCAGTACCATCGCTCGTAAAATGTAATTCGTACCTCCCCCCCCTTACAATTTTTATGACTTTAGTTTTCTTTATGATCTTACGATTGTATCGCTTATTAGTTTGTTTAAAGATTCTTCCTTTGTTTTAGCATTATTATTATGATGTTGGAACCAAGCACCTTTTCATTTTGGAAAGATGAACAATGCGGAAAGACCTTGCCTAAGTATGGGCAGGCACAAAATGTGACCAAATGGGAGCTCAATTGCGCACCATTTGGTAATATGGACAAGACGGAGCAAAGGCGTTTAATACGCAATGCTTGGAACTATTCGCGGCGTTGCGAAAGAGAGAAGTTGGAAAATTGGGTTATTAATGATCTTGGATATGAATCATTTAATACATGGCGTACTGTCAATAGGCGTTACTATGTGCATGATAACTTTGATGATGTTCTGCCAAAATATTTTTATGATCAAGAAATTGAGAATAGAGATCGTTGGGGCTTTAAGATCTTTGAAGAACCCGAATATTCGGAGGAATTGCTTGATTATGTTGATAAGTGGCAAACACAGTGGAATGATACCATTAGATTGCGTAACATCCATTCAACAGTAATTGAGATGAACGAACACTTCGGTACATATGTGCCCGAGTGTGGCGAACGGAAAACAGTAGTGGAAACTAGGAAGGATGTTTTAGGATCAATGTTGGATTTTACAGAATTGCCCACGTTTAAGGATTATTCTCGCACTTCATATATTAAGCGTAAGCGTAATAAGAAGGCAGTAGAGAAAGATAAAGTTAAGATTAAATTTAATAAGAAGTCTTATGTTCCCCATTCTGGCATTTTGGATATGAAGGAAACTATTAGGTCATTGTGTTGTGGCAATGAGTTGATATGGAAACGGATTGAAGATCTTTTGCTGACGATAACTAAACTTAGCCTTATGACTGACCAGAAGTTGGTTATTTTGGAGATTGTTACTTATTTGAAGACTTTTTCGGATAAGAGTATTTCTGAGTCGGCAATTGGTTACGTCATTAGTCTATTTAATAGCGGACGTGACGCGCAGTTTCGTAAAGAAGTTTCTGCTTTCTTGCAAGAGAGTTTTGATGATTTGCCTGATAGCGATTATGAATATGATGATCCACTAGGAATCTTTTCCTCTGGTGATTATCTTTATGAAGCAGAAGGCGGTATGGATGATTTTATGACTGCATTGCGTGGTCTATCTGACAATTTTAATTTGGTTAAGAATCATCATGTGTTTAAAAAATTGTCATATATTCTTAGTGCTTGTGTCACACTCGGCCTTTGTGAAGCAGCGAGTGTAACATGGAGTGTCGGTGGAGTGAAACTTATTTCACCAGAATTGTTACGTAAGCACGTTTACGCTACTGACATAATGACCGCCATAATGGATAGTGTGATCTATTTCGTTGAAGGTGGTCGTGAGTGGTTTGCAAATGGTACGCTTGGTTCGTTTCTTTATTCAGATGTTCGCATTAAGAAGTTGCAAGATGACTATAATTTTGTCAAAAGTAATTTTTGTCATGTGGTCACTGG